AAATTAATTGGAATCCATCATTAACTCCACCACCTGTTGTTCCGTCTGTGAGTTGTAATGATGAACCACTTGTTGCTGCTGTGTGTACCTGTAGGTTTTTACCATAGCTACCACTAGGCGAACTCGTGCCAATCCCAACATTTCCGCTGCTGTCTATGCGCATGGCTTCTGTAAGTGCGCCAGTGCTACCAGCCGTGCCAGTACCTGCCTGAAACCACTTAAACTCACTGTCGGCTATTTGGAATAGTCCACCTTTACCGTCTGCTATATAGCGATCATTTGTTCCATCATAATACAAATTGTTGTAGAGGTAAGAGAAGTGAAGGGTGCCTGAACTGTAGTCGACAATTGATGTCTTTCCAACACTAAGGGCGGGGCTGACAGTCGCCCAGCTTTCAGGAACCACCCCAATCCCAACATTACCGCTGCTGTCGATGCGCATACGTTCTACGTTGGCTGTGTAGAACATTACGTCATTTGACGTAGGGTTGCCCATCTTTAAGTCGCCAGTGGCGTTGTCTGCAAATATACGACCATAGACAGTACCATTGCCCATAAGGGATAGCTGACCGTTACCTCCAGTGTGGTCAAGGGTAAGACTTGTTGTTGACCCCACAAGGTCAAGCGAACTCGTGCCAATCCCCAAGCTCTCAGCACTAGCATCCCAGAAGAACTTTGCCGTGGTGCCTGTGTCCTCGTAGAAGCTGATGTCGCCTGTGGCGTGGTCTAAAGAAATACGATTGGCGGCTACACTATAAGCATCATTAATAGTTTGAATTTGAAGGTCGCCACCAGTGTTGCGGAAACGTGTATTCTGTCCAGTAACGTCCGTCTCACTAAGTATAAAACGAGGTTCTGAACCTTGGACTACTGCACTACCATCCACAGTCAGCCCATCGCTGGTCAAAGTCCCCGTGATGTTTACATCGCCTGTAATCTGGCCCGTTGTACCGTCTGAATAAATCTGTAGGTCAGACCCAGCGCCGAAGATGGCTTTGTCGTTGTCACCGAAGGTTATGTCGGCTGTTGTGCTTGCGCCAGCTAAAGTTGTTGTGCCTGTGGCTGTTAAATCAGTCGTGGTTGTCAGACCAGTAACTGTTACCCCGCTAGCAGTTGTCGCAATCTTGGCGCTATCTGCATACGACAACGTAGCGGCAGCAGTTTTGCCGCCAATCGCATTTACAACCGTGTCTAGCGTATCAAGATCAGTGTTGATCTTTGTACCCCAAGTGTCCTCGGACGCGCCAACTTCTGGCTTCGTAAGGCCATATGCCGTTGTGGTTGTATCTGCCATGTTACTCTCCTGTCGGCGCATGGCCCCTTTGGGCGGCGCGGTATCTCAAAATTACGGGGAAGGCGCGGTCCAGTCTGTAGACGCGTTAGATGCAGTGTGCCATATTTCCGTCGCGGGATCAACTGGCGTCCATGTTTCAGGCGTGTTGGGTTCAGGCTCCCACTTTTCAATCATATTACAAGTGGCACTGCACGCAGCGATAATCGAAGCACTGTCAAACTGAACGCGGTTACACGTTGCTACAAATGTACTAACGGCATCAAGCGACGCAGACACAATAATAGTAACTTGAGCCTGCGCAGAGCCTGACAGTGCTGGCAGTGATGTAGCGCCACCTTCACGCACACGCATAGCGCTGGACACCACACTGGCCGCTGCTGATACGGTTCCAGCACCCTCACGCACCCGAAGGCCGCTAGATGTTGCTGACGACGCTGATGTAACCTGTGAAGCGCCTTCACGCACCCTTTGGGCCGCTGAAGTCATGCCTGACGACGCAGAAGTGCTTGCGGATGCTTCACGCACCCTAATTGCGTCAGAATCAGCAACAGACACGCCAACAACAACAGACGCAGTTAAGCGAACCCGTGTTGACGCAGCGGCAACGGCACCAACAGTGACTATCGTTGAGGCAGCCACCAGAATAGAGCCATCCAGCCCGTAGTTATACGAGCCGTATGCGCTTTTACCGTATCCGCTGCGATACTCAGCCATTAGTCTAGCGTAATATCAAGATCGCCTGCTGGAAGACGCAGCACATCGCCCGTGTCGATTGTCTTGGATGTGGTCAACGCAGCGTATGCAATTAAGTTGCCGCCAGTGGCCGCATCAAACACGCCAACGTCTGTAACTGTGCCGTAGGCTGATGTGGCTGTGGGATACTCAAGCGCGGCAGTATTTGATGCCGTGTTGCCGGATACCGTAAACGCAACAGACTGACGCGCATATCCGCCGCCAGAAACTTCAGTGCCGCCACCGGGTTCGCCGGGTGACGCCGTGTATAAAGCAACATGCCACTCAGTTGGCCGTGTTGCGCCGCCTGCCGTAAATACCCATGTAAGTACGCGGGTTTCGAATGTATTTGAGAAGCTCATGTTAGTACGCCCTTATTTTCATGCGACGGCCTGAACCGCCAAATTTTGCCTTTTCGCTTGAAGCGTTTATAGCATCAATTCCCTGCTGATACAAAGCCGCCCACACTTGAAGCCGTGCGTCGTCTTTTAAATATGGCGCAGTGTGCATTAAGGCACCGTACAAATACACGTCAGGGAAGTATTGCAGCAGCCAATTTGTCGTCTCGCTGTCGCTTAACGCAGGAACGCGACCAAAATAATACAGTTCAACTGTATATGTGGCGTCTGGAGCTGGATAAACCTCAATTTCACCCGCAGTCAGCGCATAATACGAAGGTGTCCCAGTAGTATTCATTGCAAGACGCTTGCGATCCAGCAATTCAGCCTGACTAATCAGCTCAAGCGGCCTTGTGTCGCCCGAAGTAACGTAAAAACGTATGATTTCCAGAAAATCAGCAGGAATTGCGCTATACTGCGTATCAATTTCAGCAGTGCTGCGCTTTTCTTGACGCCAGTGACGTATTTTGCGCTGAATGTCAGCTTCAGCCAACGAGATGAACGTGCCAGTGGTGCCAGCAAGGTCATCGCGGTTTAAAAAGTCAGCGATTGCTGTTTTTAGCTCATCGTAGGTTGTAATTGACATTACTTCTTGCCCTTCTTGGCAGTTTTAGCCGCAGCTCTGAACGCCGAAGCCTTGGGCGCACCCTTCGCGCCGGGCTTACGCATCTTCTCACCAGAGCCAGCGGCTATCCGCTTCTTCTTGGCGGCAATGTTGCTATAAAGTCCCACTACTTGCGCTTTTTGTTGAGGCACCTACCAGCACGCTTACAAGCGGCAGGTGTAGGGCAACCCTTGCAGGTCTTGAATACTGGTGCTTTCATTAGAGTAATCCTTAATTCAATCGTCCGCCGTTGCGGACATATACGTCATACGCTGTATTGTATTGCTCCGGATTCATTCTCACCCTGTTTACAAATTGAGGGTCAAATTTCTCCAAGAGGTAGCGATCAAAGCCCATAGGTGAAAGAGGGTCGCCGTAACTCGGATCGGCACCACGAGAAGGTGAGGCAGGTAAACCCCCCTGAAGCCCCTGAACTATGTCAGCATCAGGCGTTTGTGACATATTTAGACCAGTAGGCATACCGGGCGCTACAGGCTGGACTGGTGCTGCGCTTGAGGGATTAAATGGACCTGCAGAATTTGGGCTAAAACCACCAAATGGATCAAGACCCATACCACGCTCTGCTGCTGCACCTGACACGTTTGGACCCGCACCGCCAAATGGATCAAGGCCCATACCACGTTCCGCAGCCGCACCTGATACGTTCGGGCCAGCACCGCCAAATGGATCAAGACCCATGCCGCGTTCTGCTACTGATTGAGGTCGAGCTTGCGGACGTAGAGAAGTTTCAACGCCAGCATTACCGCCAGCTCTTGGAGCAAGCAAAGTTGGTGCTGGTACAGCATCGCCTTGAGCATTGTAAAACGCATCACGAGATGCCATGCGGGCCTTATCGTCAGAGCCATATGGGTCAGCAAACAAATTACCGAGCATAGACAACAATCCACCGCCCTCAAATTTTTCGCCAGATTTGCCCATGCCACCGCCGTCAAAACGGTCTAGGAAATCAAGGAATTTTTTTTCAGCCACGGTAAACCGCCTTTTTTCTGGTAAATTTGAAGCAAACGTATCACACTTCCCCCAAAGCTTCCATTACCTTTTTCATGCGCTTGTTTAGCTTCCATGTGCCAGCACGCCAGCGGGCTGCATACTGGGCATCCTCCAAGTCCAAACCTTTCGCCATATACTGCTTAATCCACTTTGTCATAACGATATTTTTCAAATGAGGCCGCAACTGGCCAAAGGCAACCTGCTTCATGCAATCCCCCGCAAATTCCGCCTAATCTCCTT